TATATTTGCTGCGCTTATATTTGCTGCGCTTATATTTGCTGCGCTTATATTTGCTGCGCTTATATTTGCTGCGCTTATATTTGCTGCGCTTATATTTGCTGCGCTTATATTTGCTGCGCTTATATTTGCTGCGCTTATATTTACCTCCTACAGCTCACCGCTCGCATAAGGGTGGCGGCTCTGGGTGGGGCATAAGGGGTTTGAGTTGTATGTTGTTGGGTATGTTGCGAGAGTCCCCGGAAGGCCGCGTCGACTGGTTTACTTCCAGCATCTAGGTCTCGGAAGTTTCCGATGTTATACGCGCGCTCATTTCCCTGAGATGCAGAACGGGTGTTTAAATACATATTTCCCAAATTTTTGGAGGCGGATAGACTTTTGGTGCATACATAAATATCATCGCAAAGATTATTCATAAACACGTCGTCTATGAGGTTCTTCTCCTCCATATAATCTTTCATTTCCAGCATAAACTCGTTGAGATGTTGTTCAAATTCTTTATTGGTTGTCCGTGTTGTTTTTACGGGGATAATATAATTAAGAAGCTCTATCATTGCTGTTCGAATAATACGAGAGGTTGACTTTTCGATAATCTGTTGAACCGTTTCCCCATCAGATGTGACCATATCGGCATCAGCTCCCCGATTCATAATTGTTTCGAGAGCCTTTACGTTTTGCTGATGAACTGCGTGGTGAATGAGCCCATATCTCCGTGGAGGGGGAAGACAATTAATTAGATGCGGCATCTTATCGAGCATATTGCTAACAAGAATCCACTCGCCAGACTTGGCCATATCTAAGATTTCGTGTTCCTCCGTCAAATATTTATCGGCGGTCGCGATTCCGTTGTGTCGGAAGGTGGGCTTGACAAATATATTGCCGCCCGCGCCAGGGTATAGCTGTGCGGGATCAGGCGGGGACTTCGGCTTATTAATAAATTCGTTTACTTCACTCATAATTTCCTGCGTTCTCTGTCTCCACATATATTTCTCAACGCTGGAGTCGATTTCGCCGTCTGGCGGGTAATCCGGATGAACTTCCTTGGATGTTATGTGATTTTCCGACAATAGTTTATATGCTACGACAATTGTTACGGGAAGCTGAATCATCTCAGATGTTTCAGCGTCTTGAGCGGCGGATGCGGATGCTGCGGATGCGGATGCTGCGGATGCGGATGCTGATGCTGCTGTTGCTGATGCGGATGCTGCGGATGCGGGTTCATCTGCGCTAATTGTTCGAATATGCCACGTCCTCGTTTGACCGGAGGAAACAGCATCAACCGTGAGAATTTTTCCCCACGTGTTCGTCTCGTAATTATAAATGTCCCCATTATCTACCCTAATTCTGAGGTTTTGAATGTATTCATACAAACTTTTGTATAGGATCTCTCCATATACCATCCCGGCATTCTCCAGACTCTCGACAAAGTAATACGCCCCCTTCGGAATATCTCCCAACTTACGCATAAGATTCGCGTCGTGATGAGTTCCGAATCCAATAAAAGTATTTGTGATGTTATATGCCGCGACGCGGCGGCGATCGTAGCACTTTGCCTTGAGAATATCTATATCTTGGATGCCCTGCGTAATATTACCGTCGCTCATAAACAGATGGGAAATTTGGCGGACGTTAATATCGGCATCATCAGCGGGATACTTATCAATAATACCGCGAATATGCTCGTCCGCTAAGCTGAGGGCATCGCCGATGTTTGTTGTCCCACGGGGTTTAAGAGTGTCGAGGATAGTTGCGATGGTTCCCGCCGCGCTTTCGGTAATTTCGAGACAATCGCATAGAATAATCGCTTCGTGGTCAAACGCGATAATGGTAATATATTGTTTAATTGTGGGGTGGTCTCTATTTAGCTTAATGAAATAGTCTACCATATTTTTAAGGGTGTGGTGTGTGTGTTCCATCTTTGTTTTTCCATCGGGGCACATATCTTGCATAGAGCCGGACCTATCAACATTTAGGACCCAATTTATTTCTTTGAATTTCGATTCTTGTTGCTCGGTCTTCAACTGGAAAATCCCGAAATTCGAGGAGCTGTTTGGTGGGTTTAGAAATTTGCTGGAAAACATAACGGGAGACATACTAATAATATCATTTATATGTTTTTAATATGTTTCAATTTTTTATATATACTCATTTATTTATTTATAAATAAATCTCTCAACTCTTCTACGCTATTCGCTTCTAATGTTTTAAATAGCCGTTCCTCTGTGATTTGGCTTTCTTGGGGCACCGCTGCCGCATTATAGTTGGTTATAAAATTCATATTATCTATACGGTCATAATCATTTGACCCTCCGTCCCGACGAAGCATAAATGTTTTTGTTTTTTTATTCCACGACAACACGATGATGTGACCCATCCCATAATAGCTCGTTGCTAAATCACATATATTGAATTGTTCCTTTTTTTGAAACATTCTATATCGACGATCTATCTCGTCGATAGGCATAAATGAAAATATATTATACGAGAACTCCCTCTTGTTGGAGTCCAACAAAAGAAACATATTGAGCAAAATATCCGGCAATTCGACATCGTGAGAGATGTCTAGTATTTTAGTATTATCCTTACTTGGCTTATTGATTACGTCTTCAATTGTTACCGAATCATATGTCGGCGTGAAAAAGGGGGTCTCTGTGCAGCTGGTCGTAAGTGTTGAGAAATTGCATCTAGATAAGATTTCTGTTGCTTTTTGTAGAGCAGTTTGGGGCATTATATAGTATACAAAAATAATATGAATTAATATTTATATTATTTGGTAAATGCATTTAATTTATTCGTTATAAACAATATTATTACTTTTATTGCAGAGCTTGTCTTCGTTTTCTTTTGTCCATTTTTTATCGAATTCGGTCTCGTTTCTATTAAAACCAACTTCTTGCCAAAAAGCGTCTAGTCCTCTGACTCTTCCTATTCCATATGGGTCGACCATTGAAAACATCGGGTCTGTCATTATTCTTTTTAATTTTTCGTGTGATTCTCTGCTTTCTTCGTTAAACCCATCATTATCTTTATTGTCTGAAAACCAAGGAGGCGACACCGACTTATATTTGTGGTAAACATAGTTATGCGGAGGAGAGTATATGTCCCACCCGTTGGTGTAAGCCAATATAGCCAGAAGTATTTCTTCTCCTTCGAATATATGTTTATATGTTGTATCTAATCTCGCCTCTTTGCAAAATTGGCCATACGTGAATAAAAACCCCGCTGCAATAAAGTGAGATTTATAGAAAATCCCGCTTTGCTTCGCGATACCTTTTAATGCTTGCGGATAATCTACACCGGAGCTGACACCACATATATGCGTTGTGTTTATTTCCGATTTTTCCTTTCTCATATCATCTTCCATATTTATTTGGTCGCTTGGATATGTGCTCAATATTGGCTTTGGTATACCGCTGTTTCTTAAGTATTCTAATTGTTTTTTCAAGTTAAAATCCCAATCTTTTGTAAACCGTGTATGTGCATCTATCATCATATAATATGATTCGTTTTTATACAATTCTTTGAGTATTCTCGCTCTCGCGTATAGAGGACCCTTTGCCTCTTTGTAACTTATATCCAAATACCTTATATTATTTTTATATTTTGTTTCTATCTTACACGACTCGCTGTCGTCTTTATTCTGAGTAAATATTCCTATGTAAATTAACTCTGGATTTTTTGCTGTTTCAAATAAATTATTTACTGTGTTTTTACAATCGGCGTCACGATAACTCGGGATAGATACAAAGAGTGTATTACTTACTTCGTTTGTTCCTACTTCGTTTGTTCCTACTTCGTTTGTTCCTACTTCGTTTGTTCCTACTTCGTTTGTTCCTACTTCGTTTGTTCCTACTTCGTTTGTTCCTACTTCGTTTATCAAAGAAAAGTTTTCTTTCGAAGTATAATATGTTTTCCACGCGTGATGAATTATTAAAAATATAAAGAATGTTGCAAACACACATAATATTATATTTTTTACATTAGTCGTAACGGACATCGCGTAATATAATATAATAAAATATAATAAATAATTACATCTTATATATTATATGTCTGGTGTTATTGTGAAAGGAATGTCGACAGGGATTATTGTTCCTCATATTTTAAGTTTATGTGGGGCAGCCATTGGTCAATCGGGTGTTGATTATTATGCAGAAATTCACACAAAACCTCTTAATTCTTATTGTCACACAATCGGTATGCCTTTTACAATTTACGGTATGTTGTTATGGATTCCTGTTTTATTTAATCTTTCGCATATGCAATATATTAACATTCAGAAATTTTTGTATACTTCGTATATGACACATTATATCTTTATGAATTACGCGATTGGGGGGGCTACTGCAGTTGTTTACTCTGTGCCCCTATATTATGCGCGTAAGAAGATGAATTCTACATTTTTGTATCTTGAGGATAATGGTTCTGATAAATATTCGTCTGACTGGGAGTATGCAAGAATGCACTTATTCATTAAGGGGTTAATGGTTTCGTCTGGGGCGCTTATACTTCAGGAATGTTTAGGTCATTGGTTGTCGGGTGATCAAGCCAGTCGCGCGGAAGCCGTCCCTAATGCAATACTATATGCTATGTATTACTCTATTAGTCATATGTTTTAATGGAATAATTTCATATTCTATATATTTTTATATTAATATATATCATAATGTGTGATAGTGTTTTTTGCGAAATGGAATTCCCCGAAGAATCTGCACCAGATGGATTAAACCGGGCTGAGTTATTAAAGCTTTTTCAAGATGTCTTGTGGGAAAACGCCGAAACACAAGAAGAGTATGATGAGATGGCAATGCATATACCCCGTATCCCGGATGATATATTTGGAGGGGATTCTGACTCTGGTGGTGGCGGGCGAAGAAGAAAAAAACATACTAGAACAAAAAAGGGGAAAAAAGGGAAAAGGAGAGGACGGACTCATCATCAGCGGGGCGGGATGACTGCAAAGCAGAAGCGTGAAAAACTCGCGTCTATTATGTCATTAATCTCTTATGCCGGCACTATAGCGTTACTTCCCAGAGGAGCTGCCGCGTTAACTCAAAGATGGGGGTCTATTGAACAATTGCTAGTCTCTGTTGAGTTTCTCCCCAGGTTATGTTCTCATTCAGAAAGAATGCTTGAATTAATTATTCCGTGGGGAGGGGAATGTGCACTCAATGATGAGCTATATACTACTATTGTTAACCGTTGTGCTGCGGCCATCAGCTTAACAGCTGGGGCTTGGGTTGCCTCGAATGGCGGCGTCAAGGAAACCATTAAAGCCCCGTTTAATTGGATGAAAACTCGTTTTGCAGATATGATAAAAAAACTAGGTGTAAAGGACCTAGAAGATATCGCTCAAGATGTCCGAGACGCTAATGGTAATTGGACCGACGAAAACATCGTTGATTTTACACTCTTTTATAAGGAAGAATTAGAAGAAGCTGGTGAATACGGCGGTGTTCCGGAATATATGGGTAAATTGGAGAGCGTCTGGCGAGAAGACGATGAACCTGACTCACAGGACCACCGGGGGCCAGATTATGAAGGTCTGGGTTCTCGTGGGAGAAGACATTATCGTGGGAAAAGACATTATCGTGGGAGAGGACATCCTCGCGGACATAAACGTACAAAAAAACGTTGCCGCTAATATAAATTTTATTTACTAAAAATAAAATTTATCCGTCTTAATCTATTTATGACGTCTTTTACTAGCTCTCTTATTAACTCTATTATTAGCTCTCTTACTAGCTCTCTTACTAGCTCTTTTATGAGTTTTGTTACCGCCTCGGTGATAATGGTTGCGGATATCTTTTCCACCGCGGCCTCGTTTACGGGACATCTTAGACGATGCGGGGGAGGATGCCATCGCCGCTACCGGTTTTCCTGGCGAAGGACCCCCCTTTTTTTTTGATGCCGCACCTTTTCTTGATTGTGCCGCACCTTTTCTTGATTGTGCCGCACCTTTTCTTGATTGTGCCGCACCTCTCGGCGATGCCGCACCTTTTCTTGATTGTGCCGCACCTCTCGGAGCTTTCCTTCCTCTTTTGGCTGCCTCCATACTACGGCTTATCGAACTCTTACTCGCATCTTCACCTGAAGAACTACCATCAGATGAGCTACCATCAGATGAGCTACCATCAGATGAGCTACCATCAGATGAGCTACCATCAGATGACGAGCTTCTTGCTGATGAGCTAGCAGGTGTTATGGAATGAATTGTTGAAGCATCACTGGCCATTGAAGCAATAGATGCATCGCTAACATTTGAATCCACAGCAGCGGCGGCCGCTGCTGCCGCCGCCGCCGCAGCCTCCGCCGCGCTCTGAGGTGGTGTGTGCATCGCGTATTCGCCAGATTGTCTTCTTTTACGTGATTGTTTCTCGTCTTGTTTTTGTTTTTGTTTTTGTTTTTGTTTTTCTCCTTGTTTTTTTTCTTTTAATGCTAGTTGTTTTTCTTTCATTGCGGTTTTCTTTGCTAGCTCTTTAGCTTTCTTAAGTTTCTTTGCCGCCTGTCGCTGTTGTTTGGGAGTTCCGAATAAAACGGCTTTTACCACAGCGTGTGATTCGTTAAAAAAGTTTCTCACTGTGGCACTCATAACTCCAAGTCCACCACATACTGCAATTATAGCCCCAAGTCTAGTGGAGTGAGCTGTTGCGTGGTCTTCGCAGGTTTTGGCAAATCCTATTTGAGCCAGCACCTTCCGTGTAGTGTGCACCATCATATTCTGTGGACATAGTGCAGGCAATACACGCATCGCGACTAAAAAACTTGCGGCTGCGTTGCTGGCCAATATTGACATCCCTCCGGTGATGATAATCATTATTGTGGTGACTGCGGCGTTTTGTTGGGCGGAGCTTAGTCCGCGTCCTTTTTCTGAAGTTGGCGTATCGCTAAACGCGGATTGTATTTCGCGAGGTTTCATTCCCGTTTTATTTACAATATCTTCAATATCTTCTTTGGTGGGATGATATCTTACACAATGTGCGGGGGGTTTCATACATAACTCTCTATCTTTTTTCGTGCTCATATATATTATATTATATAATTTTTATTATTCGCTATTTTATTTAAATTATTTTTTCAATTTCACACATAAATCTTTCTAGGTTTGGTGGTGTTAGTTTAGAATAATCAATTAGTTTGCTTTGGTCTCCATATGTTTGAGGCTGTAATCCGTTGACTTTAATTGGATATGGCCAATGTGAAGTCGTCCTGCGCGTGTCAAAATATTTCTTTCTCTTAGCTTGCATTGCTGTCGTGTTTTCTGGAACATTTTTCGGCATAAAGCATACGTATTGAACAATGCGCTCTTCTGATCCCGGGGCACCATATTGGTTTTGATGAAATGTTCGAGAATCCCACAGAACTAGCGCTCCGGCTGGAATGTGAAGAATTCTCTTTAGATGAGCGGCGGCTTCTACATCATCTTTATCTATTCTCTGCCAATTTGCCTTGCTCGTATTTCCCTTCTTCGTAAAATATTCGTGGTGAATGAGATGCGTTTTATTGTAAACGACAAGTGTCCGTTCTTTGTTTTCTGTTAATGCGACGAATCCTTGGTAGCACGCTAGCCTATTTACAGTTGGAGACTGGTCGCTATGCGTCCAAATGTTGTCCTTCTTTTTGCAAGATTTAGGAATGTAGCACGAACCGTCAAAAGAAACAACTACATCTTCTGTCTTCCAGATTTGTCTATAAACATTCTGAAGCTTTGGGTTCGTTCTAATAAACCACGCGTGCTCTTGGTGCCCGACTTCGTGGTGCTTATAAATTCCGTGCGGATCAATAGTTGAGTGAAGACGATCGTGTTCGGGAATGGTCTTTTGCCAGTTATAAAAGAGTCGCTTCGCTTCATCTATTTCGCTTCTAGATAGAATATCGGGGATAATACACCATCCGTGGGTTTCTAGATGTTGAATAAATTCCATTTTGTTATTGTTTATTCGTTTTAAAACTTTTCAATTTTATGCAGAATAATCATTCATTACAACAGAATAATAATAAGACATATAAGACAGCCAACCTGAAATACACTTTTTTTAAAGGATGGCTTATTATGTCTAACGCGTTCGGCTGTAGTCATTTTAAAAATCATCTTATTGCATATTTAATAAGATAATTATTATATCAATTTTATATGAAATTGTTATATAATATTTATATAATATTGTCTTGATTCAAAAAATTATTGGACAGCAATTTAGATAATATAAATACGCGTTCTTTCCTCGAGTTTCTATGTCTTGGAAACTTCAAAAACATTTAATAACAGTGCGAGAAGCAACCAAGTAATCAGAGGAACTAGTAAAATACGGCTTTCAACATCAACCACGTTCATAGTCATTATCACAGCTCCTATAGATAATGCAATGGAATACACTCCCCATACCTTCTTATTCTTGCATCCATATAGAAAAATCCAACTAGCCAATAATACCGAAATACTTATATAGCATACTTCGATATGGGTATTTTGTTTTCTTGTTTTCGCAGCAATCACCCAGCTCAATCCAATCATAATATATAATAATGGCCAAACTATACCAAAAACATATGCCGGAGGACGAAATGCTACGGTCGCTCCCGCTCGTTTACCGGAAACCTTCCACCAACACGATTGACTAGTTAAATATCCCAAAACCATAGGCATTATAAAACGCACAACATTCCCCATATTCCAAGTAATACTTGGTAACAACGTAAAGTTTTCCATTTTATTCATTATTATATATAATGAATAATAATAATTTATCTTCTGCGAGACTTGCTGCGCGATCTGCTGCGCGACCTGCTGCGCGACCTGCTGCGGGACTTGCTGCGGGACTTGCTGCGCGACCTGCTGCGCGACCTGCTGCGCGACCTGCTGCGCGACCTGCTGCGGGACTTGGATTTCTTTTTCTCTAAATGTAAGAACTTCTCAATCGAACCTTTCAAACTATTTCCTAGTTTAATATTCTCCGCAGCACGGTCTCTCGAAATTAAAGTTTTTAAATATTTAAGCCGTTTACGTTCTCCAGAAGAAATAAGAGGGTTGGCACGACGCACTTGTCTTGTTCCGCGTTTCTTCGCCCGCTTTAAACGTTTGCGGGTTTTTTTAAAGAGTTTCATTAGTCTATTCGGCATTATATATTATCTTAATATTTAATAATTATTAAATATAATTATTAAATATAATTATTAAATAATATTTTCGCTCGGTATTGGGATCGAACCAATGACCCTACGATTAACAGTCGTATGCTCTGCCAACTGAGCTAACCGAGCTTATATGCCGATGAACGGCATTATATAATACATTTACATATCTCTTTTGAGATTCGTTGTGCTGTTAAATGCACTTTAATGCGGGCATTTATTCCACGCGTTAAACAATCTTTCCATATATGCCTCCATTTCATATGCCTCCATTTCATATGCCTCCATTTCATATGCCTCCATTTCATATGCCTCCATTTCATATGCCTCCATTTCATATGCCTCCATTTCATATGCCTCCATTTCATATGCC